CGGTTCACCCTTCATATAAGTATAGGCTTCTACAATAGAGCCATAAAGCAATACGGGACTATAGTTATCCCCAAGCCAAGAAGTGCCTGCAGTAACAATAGATGCTGGATAGTAAAAATAGTGTAGTTCTGCGCCATAACCTTGATCTGGTGTTGGTCCAAGAATAAACGTCAACTCATTAGGATCATTTAGCCTAGAGCCAAACAAAGCATAATACTTAGGTGTACCAGTAACGGTAGGGCTAGGATACGCTTCTCTAATGAAGTTTACATCCTTATTTAACAAATAAGTATAAGTGCCGTCTGTATTAATAATAGCCAAAGAATAAGTCGACAAATAGTCATTTGGACAAGCTAAGTATTTGTTTGCTGCGGAGCAGTTACCAGTAACGTTTTTACGCAAAGAAGGGATCTGCACCGTGTTATAAATGCGCTCTTCCGCTTGCTGAATGAAAGTATTTATCTGGTCTGTGTAAGAAACCGAACTTCCATTAGCAAGATAAGCAGGCGGGAAAATGTTTTCCGTGTACGCCTGAACCTGCGAGAATAACGTTTGATAATCCATTATGCCATTGGGCCTCTAGCAATACGACCTTTAGTAGCCGCGCCGTTACCACGAGTTTCAATACCGTCAGTCTTAGGACCACGATCTTTATTACCAATAGAAACGCTCATAGCAACAGTAGAAGGGGTAACTTCATTTGCTGGTAATGTATTTGGATCGCGCATAGTGTGACCAGTAGCTGCTTTAGAATCGGCAACACTAGTACCACGCTTGTCATAAGACTCGGCTGGTTTGTTATTAGGGTTTCTACCTACTTTAACAGCTGGGCTGTTTTTAGTAGTAGGCTTTACATTCTTTGCAGTTGCCATGATTATCCTTGATTTTTAGCACGGGCTAAGTTACGACCCATAGCTTTCATTGAAGCAGAAGTAACTGTTGATGCGCCTTTGCTACCTTTGCCAGTCTGAATACCTACAGATGGACCTGAATCACCAAGGTTTTTACCCTTAGTTTTACCTGTTTTTGTTACGCCATCAGCGTCTCTTTTAAATCCCATTTTAATGCTCCTAAGTTATACTTACCGTTACTGTACCAATTTGTCCTACTGCAATCAAGTCATTTGGGGTTAAGCCAAAGTCATTGAGCCTTGCGCCTCCAACAGGGTTCCAACCCCACTGAAAAATCCTACTGCCCATCTCTGGAGTACCAAACCCATCAGGACCAGCCCCAGTTAAATTAATTTGTAAACCACTTGTTCCTGACTGCAAATAACTAACATCCGGTCTCGGTCCTCTGACTGCTTGGGGATCATTAACTGGGTATAAGCCCAACGACAACTGTGGATGGTCAGGATCCCAACATTCTCTACAAACTTTTATGTTGAACGGATGCGTTTTAATTATCTCAGTACGTAACTCCTTAAGCATATAGCGCTGATCGCATCTATCGCATTCGGCAATTGCGTATTTTCCAGAGGAATATTTACTTGGCATAGCATCTTAATTGTAGTAGAAAGTATTGCGGGGTACAAACCGAATCGGAGCTTTTTCCCTATCTTCGTCTGCTGCCAACTGAAACTGTTGTTCATAGTCCGCTTTTAACATCGGAATACGGTTCATATCCATATCTGGTAACTTTGTAGCCAACTGGTACGCCAAACCCGCCACCATAGGCGGAATAAAACGAAATGGCATATCTTGCACAAACCCACCCGACCCAGCGTCTTGAATGCGACGCATGCGGTAATACACGAACGAATACTGATTACCCGGTGCATTAGGTGTAGGCCATACGTTTACAGATGGTAGGTTCTGTACGGTTACTGTAGACCCAATATTATGGGACGCTGCGGTTGTTCCTGCCTGTCCACGGAAACAATTTAATAACTGGTTAGTAGCAGTGTTCACGTTAGGGTAAGTAATAATCTCGTTGTCTAGCTGAATAAAGCCAGAAGACCCTAGTTGAGTTACGTCTGATACTGTAATTGTTGTATCTGTAGATGATACGTTAGCGGTTGTAACCACTGTTGTTGGGTTTGATTGCCCAGATTGGCGGTCTACCCATACTTGAATTGGTCTGCCCTGTGTTAGTTTATTAGGCAGCGTCATGTATGTAGACTCAGAAATACGGCTGATATTAATGTCGATCTGGTTAGTTGTGCCGTTGTTTTGGCGTATTACGGTGTCCAAAAGGTCAATAGTATCTACAGGCAGGGCATATGTCGCCTGCCCGGTGTTCATAGTAATAATGCCTTGTTCAATAGTCCAAAGGTTAATACCTCGGTTTGCCCACTCAATAGTCAGTAGGTTTAATGAACGACGAGCAGTACGAAAATCATAACCAGAACGCAGCTCTTTCCCGCAACGCTCAAACGCCTCTTCAATAAGGTCATTTACGTCAAGGTTAAATAGCGTAGTTCCGGTGGTTGTTTCAGCCATTATTTTTTCCTAGCCGCTCTCATATTATCTACGAGGTTTGGGTATGGACGACCTGCTTTTTTGGCTGCCGCTTTAGCAGAAGCTTTCTTTGCTGGGCTTAGCTTTTTATGCTTTTTAGCTGGGTTTGGTTTGTCCCAAACTTCGCCACCCTTTTTATACTCAGTGAAATCGGTGTTATCCCGACGAGCTTTAACCTTAGGTTTACCCATCTTTGAAGGCATAATATCACCCATTCCACGAGAAGGTCTCATTTGCGTTTACCTTTAGCCATACCGCCACCACACATAGCTTTTACATGGTCATCATGATGTTTAAAGCCAGCCGCATGTTTTTTAACATGCATATTATGGTCAACAAAGCCACCTGATTTAAACGGCAAAACGCTTCTAATCTTTTCCTTAGCTTTATTAATAGTCTCCATCATGCTTTCGTCTTTAGCTTCACGACGTTTTTGACTATTTTCTAAATCTTTTTCGTAATTAGAATAACCCTTTTGATTCTTTTGGGTTTGCACATCATTCATGATGTTGCCGTTTTCGTCTTGCTGTAGTGGCTTACCCATGATTAGCACATCTTTCCGCGTGTCTTGCCTTTAGAAGCAATACCATCAGCACGAGTTACGCCACCTTTAGCCATTTTGCGATCTTTACGATACATCAAGGCTGCGCCACCACCAGTTTCACCAGATGTAAATCCAGCTTTGGTTGCTTTAGCTTTAAATGATGGAGCAGATTTTTTAGCTGTAGAGCCTGTAGAACCACCACCGCCAACATCCATTTCACGGTTAGACATAGCAGCCATAGCACGGGAGCGTACATCATCACCAATGTTTTTGTTTTGGCCTTGAGCTGTTTCAGTCTCGATGTCACCACCTTCGTCGTAACGCTTAACTTTGCCGCCCTTTTTCATCTTGATAGGAGCTGCACCGAATATACCTTTGCCGCCTTTAGCGCCGCCTTGGACTTTTTCAGTTTTGTAGCCACGCTCTTCAGAACCTTTGGTATGACCACGTTTTTGCACTTTGGATTCACCAAATTTGCCTAGTTTGTTTGAACCTTTTTCTACGTCCTTAGACATATTTTTTGGGCCCATTGTTTCTTTCATTTTCATAACTTTTCCGCCTTGTTTGAGTTTGGATAAATCGGTTTTCTTACTTTCATGCAACTGCTTATCGTGCATTCCGAACGCTCTCTTGATTAATTTCTTATCTTCTGCGATATCGTCATGCATTACTTTACCACCTGCTTTAAACTTTTTACCTTTATCTGCAGCAACAAAATCTTTACCGACAGATTGAGGGATCTTTAATTCTTTGGCTTTGGCAGGGTTGTGGGCTACCATTTCCATTAAATTATGTTGTTTTAAAGTTTTACTCGGCATCGTCTTTTCCTAGCCAGCCTTGAACAGTTTTAGTTTCATAGATCCTAATAGCCGTCCAGACTATAGTAAATACAGCGGCAATTGAGGGCAGCATATCAACTAGCGTTCCTAATACTGTTGCAACGGAAAGAGCATCGACTATATGCTTTGATGCCTCATCCATGTTAATAAATGGGTCTTTCATTTTGTTCCACATTTCCAACGTTTTAGACTAGCGGCTTTACGAGTAGGCCGCCCTTTCTCATCTTTCATTGGACCAGGCATACCTGACATCCTAGCGCAAAAAGACTTTTTACGTGGTCCGCCTTCGGGTTGTGGTGCTTTTAAATGCGAGCCAGTAGCTGCGTTATATTTAGCACGACCCTTGGCGGTAAGCCCAGCGCCCTTAGATGCAGGCAGCTTTTCACCACGACCAACTGCAAGCGAGACACCTTTTTTCTTAGCCATAAATACAAGTAACGGTTAAGATGTTTGCAAGCGAGGCATAAATACCGTTGTAAACCAAAATTCCCTCGCCGGGAATTAATACTTGGAATGGTTGTACTCCAGTACTTGTTTTTGTTTGCCAAAGAACATTACCAGTAGCAGAGTTAGCCGCGGTATCGTATAAAGTTACAGAGCCAGCAGTGCCACTACCTACAAAAGTAAGTTGTTTTAAACGAACACGACCAGTAACTAACTGCGCACTTGCGTTTGCGTTTGCCGACTTTACGTCATATTGCATCGTCATAATTAATCTCCTAAGATTTAAGTGGGGCCGAAGCCCCTAAGATTAATTAAACGTTTTGTACGCCGTTAATTGGATCAGCTACGTAGTAGTGGATGTTTCCAGAGATTGCAACACCAGTAGCACCAGGAGCGCCAGCAGTAGCGGTCAATACAATTAAGTTAGTTGCATTAGCAACGTTGCTCATGGAAGAACCAGCAGTAGCAGAAGAAATATTAAACAATGTACGAGTAGCTACGTTACCGTTAGCAACAAAAGCTGCAGGAACGTTTGTACCTAAAGTAGTTGCTTGGCCTGGACCAACTTGAACCAAAGGTGTGTAGCCAATGTTAATTGCTGAGTTACCGCCAGTAGTTGTATTAGTAACAGTGATGCTAGTAATAACTGCACCTGCTGGGAGAATCAAAGCTTGTGAATTTGCTGAGCTATTTACGATATTTGCAGTAGCGGAGCTGTTTGCAACATAAAAAGGCAAATACATGCCTGCTGTGCCACATAATGCTGTGCGAGTTTGATCGCCGCCGCCAGAACGCCAAATTGACTGGGTGGTAGATAGTGCCATAACGAAT